TTGCTCTCAAGAAGTTATACTCAAGTTCAGCAATCCTTTTTTCTACTTTACCTATTAGTTTTTCGATTTTTGTTCTGTCTGTCTTTTTCATATCCTATTGTTTTATATATATAAATATACTCCAATACTACAAAAGTATCAAGCAAACAACAATCTTTTTTTAATATTTTTTTTGGAAAAAACTATGAACTAGCCATCGAGGTGAGCATTTCACCATCGGGAGACCTCTTGTTAACTCGTGTAATCGTAACAGAGGTGAGTGTGTCTATCAATAAATCCATTTTTTCTTGATATTCGAGTATAGAGTAGGCTCGGATATTTGTCTCCTTTAAATTGAGTATCATCTCCACAGTCGTTAGAAATATATTAGCCAATACCTCGTTATATTTTCTTTTGAGTTTGTGGTATGCTTTCATCAACCCTTCGTTGAAATCATCAGGGTTCAAATACATAATGGTCAGTTCCTTTTGTATATCTGAAATTGGAAAGGTATATTGCTGGTGGTCGTTAGCAATTTTCTGTAGAAAGTCATTTAAGGTTAGTTGTTCCATAAGTAAAAAAATTGGGGGGGAGCAAGAACAAATGGATAAAATTGAACTGCAGACAACAGAAACTCCCCCCCGTTAATAATTATATGAGTTCGAAATCAGAAATCAAATTCTCTTCGTTGAATTTAAACTTGATAGTTTTTCCTTCAACTGAATCTTCTATTTTATGATTTGGATTCGAAATCAAAAGTGGCTCCTCAATACCTTCTAAAAATAAGTTATAGTGATAAATGAACTTAAGCTCAGGGTTATTGAATATCTTTTCAATTTTGACTAATTCTAGTTTCTCTATTTTCTTGGTTACCTTTTTACTCATATTAATAAATATCTAGATTATTAAAAAAATTCATTTCTTCTCTTTCTTATTAAAACTAATACTAGAATGTAACTAACTAGAATGCTTAATGCCATAATGTATTTAGATTCTTATTTACGGGTTGCAGTGAGTCCTTATCCCAATATTTCTATTAGGAGGGACACACTCTAGTCAATTCGTATTTGACTGGGAGGTTATAGTATCAATGCAAACTATAACTTGAAAGCAACTTAAGATTGAGCATTCAACCTCCACATTTAACACCTTCTTTCTTTGTGCTGGTGCTGACCTATTATATGTGGTATCCCCTTGTAAGTCTATTCCGTATATCGCAAGTGTTAAATTCCGCCCGATATACTTTGATAAGTATAATCAATGTAATCAAAAGTTTCAACTCATCCAAAAAAAAAAGTCCCACTAAAAAAAGTGAGACCTTAAAAATGGGAGACTACAAGAATATTAATAAATATAATTGGCTTAAGTAAATAACTCTTCCAAAGTATAAAAATTCTCTGACTTATAAGGTCGCTTCTTTGGTTTGAAGTTATACTTTTCACAGAACTGAATGTGGATATCTCTATTCAAATCATATCCCATCCTCTCTAAAAATAAAAACATAGTCTTATAGTCCTCCTTTGTAGGACATTTTAGACTCAAGGGTGAGGGGGTTTTAGCAATTTTCTTTGGTTTCCTTTCTTTCACTAGAACACCTTGTCGTTTACAAATCTTGCATCTAACATCAAACCCATCTTTATAAAGTCCGTTGCGGTGAAAGGATTTTAAGTTCTTTTCATTCCCGCAAGCCTTGCATACCCTTTTTATATTATCGTCGTTTTTTTCAGTCACACCTATACCTCTATTTCCATTTTTGACCTATCGTCATAATGTATCTATTCTGATACTCAGCGTAACAGAACATCGCACGATTAACTCTGTTTTGTTTTCTTTCTCTAACCATAGAGTCAGACATACATCTTCCCATATAGTCTTGCATCTTTTCTTTTGCTAGTGGAGGGAATTGAAACTTTGTTCTAGCCATCGTTTGAGAAACAACTCCACCTTGCTGACCATCGTTTTCCTTTGGTTTCGAACAAGCCATCTTAGCGTCCTCATCGTTATAACCAGCACCCTTCATTTTCTCAATGCAATCTACAGTTGGGAGGGTTTTAAACTCCTCTTCCATTTCGGACATTTCGTCATATTTTGCTTTACAGATTGCATAGGGTTGTCCTCCCTCTTTATATTCATCAGCAATTGCTGAAATACATCTTGAAATAAAATCCTGTTCTTGTTCTCCTGATTTTTTATTTGGTATAGGCATTGTTATAATTTTGATTTGAGTTTTTTATTTTCAGCGTGTAATTCGTCTATTTTCTTCTCCAAAACTTGTATCTTGATGTTTAGACCCTCAATTTCACTCTTTAATCCCTGTATTATTTGAGCATAAAGATTTATAGATAATTCAAGGTTCTTTAAGACAACCGAGTCAGTTTCAGCATTAGATTTTCTTTTACCAACAAACCAAGCAGCAGAACCTGTTAGAACATTAGATAAAAAAAGTAGTATTGTTTCGTTCATAATTTTTTAGTTAGCACCGTCGCAACAATCATATTCTCTTCCGTAGTAAGCGGGGAGGTTACCATACCAAGAATATTTACGAGGTGGGTAACGAAGTCCTGGTTCAATATGAATTCCAGCAAAGTAGGTTTGTTTCGAAGTTGGCATGCCATCCTTATCATTATACGACCAATACCAAGGATAATCGTTTGGAAAAGACCTGATTCTATCCTGTAATCTTTGAGCATAGAATTCATAACGACCCTGCTCGATATCACGGAAGTAAGCCATTTCTTTAATACCTACTGTCTTTGAATGTTCCGCTTCGTGAGCCGTAATTCCCGCGTTCATTTTTCTGGCATAAATTTCAGGCATTGCCTCGAAGTAAGCCCTGTGAAGTAAATAAGGTGCAATATATTCTTCAAGCATTATTCTATCGGGTTGAGACATTGTCGCACCTGATAATTGAACTGACTTAACCAAGTTTTGATAGTAATCATAACCTTTCGTTCCTATGAGCGTCTGCAGACCGAGCTCCTGAGCCATAAAAATCGTGTTGGTTAGAAGTGCCATATCCGTGTTTTGATGGATAGTCGTCCAGTTTTTCAACTTGGTTTCTGATATTAGTAAAACTTGCTTGCTCATATTATATTCCTTCTATTTGTCCTTCAGCTTCTTGGATTATATCAGGTAAAATCTGATTTTGTTCCACCCCAAGTTTGATAGGTTTTTTATCTCTTAAGAACAAAACTTTTTCGAAGTCCTTAAGCATCGATTCTTGGATTGGTTTGATAACAATTTCTAAGAATAAATTATAGGCATCAATAAGTTCAGACCTACCTCCAAGTTGTCCCGCTTCCTTGATTCCGAGAATCATCGGGGAGGTTATTCTGTGGGAAGTGAGGATTGTTTGTTCTATTTGTGGTGCCATTTGACTATACCAAGCATCCGATGCGTTATTTGGTATCGGTGTGATAACTGGTGCAGTCTCAGGATTTTCACTGAAAAACAAAAACCACTTGCCCGCGTTATTCGAGGAGGAATATTTTGCATCGAGCTGTCTGTAGATGATATCTCTCTCTTCCTCTGAAGGCACACCATTCGTAAAAGAAACTGCGACGGATGGCATCATTGAATTTTGCATGTTATTCAAATGGAAATTCTTTACCTCAATATCCAATTGAATTGTTGTAAGTCCGCCAAGGTAATCTGGTGGGGGATAATAACTCATGCCAGGAGAGTAAGATTTGAAATACATAATCTGACTCGGCTCACTATCCTCTAACATATTAAATGCTGGTATTTCTATGGCTTTATATTTTTGAGTATTGAGGGTTGTGCTTCTCCAATCAATAGAATAGTAGAAGTGATTTACCTTTCCAAAGTTGTCTTCTTTACCAGCTCTCAATCTTGAAAAATCCGTGTGATAAAATTCTGATATTGAACCATCGTTTGATTTTACAATATTCAAGGCATAACCCCCAAATAAAACTCTATCTGTAACACACTTCTCAAAAACCTCATATACCGTTTCGTTTCTATTAGCCATCGCTAATGCATTCTCATCACCTTCTTTAGCAAATAGTCCTTTACCCTTAACTCCGTAGTCAATTGCATTTATACACGCTCTATTCAAAGCTGAATATTGGTATAAGGCTAATAGGTGATTTGGAAAAATGTTGTCCTCACCGTAGTAGACCCAAGGCTTGTTCTTAATTACTTCTTGATACTGAGGCACCCAAGCCGCTGTAAAATCTTGAAGGTGAAATGAATATTTTGAATTATCGCTCATTACTAATAAATATCTGTTTTATTCTTTTTATACATATTAACAGCTTGTAAATGTTCCTCCGACTATTTGTTGTCCTACAATTTCCATTCTAGATGGAACACTTGAAGGGGGGTCGATGTAATTAGCAATCCACATATCAGGTAATGGTATTGTGAATGCTGCATCTAACCACCAAGTATCACTTGGATTAACACAAGGGAAGCAATTAAATGGTAAACAAGGAGAACACTGACCCATTCCTCCAGCAATATTTGCGTAAGCTGTAAAGGTTATTCCTGTTGATAGTTGATTACAAGCATCGATTGCTGTTACACCTGAAGCCACTAAAAATGAATTGAAAGCCATAGGTGGAGTGCTGCTCGGAGTTGGGGTGAAAGTTGGAGTCATAGATGGAGTCTGCGTCATTGTTGGAGTCATCGATGGTGTTTGCGTTATAGTTGGAGTCATCGATGGTGTTTGCGTTATAGTTGGGGTCATTGTCGGTGTTATCGGTGGAAGATAAGGAATATCGAAAGTATAACAAGAAGCTTTCTGTGCGATATTAGACAAGTAGGAGAATCCATCTTGGAAATCTACATAATATATTGGAAGACCACTTTGATTAACAAGTATAGTTACTGTTTGTGCACTGAAATCCAAAGCAAATTGGAGTCCTGCTGCATTTACAGCAATAGGAGTATTTCCACTAAAATATATAGTCGAACCAGCGTTACTGAATGTTCCAGGTATTTGACTCAAGAGTTGTGGATTTGTTGAACCAGAATAAAGTTGATAATAACCAGTTCCACCTGAAGCACTACCATAGGATAAAACTGTTTGAGTATTTCCTGTATTGTAGTAAACATTATATACTTGAGCTCCATTACCTATTTCTAACCATTTGGTTAATCCTGAAGTTGTTAAGTTATATAAGTATAGAGTCGAACCAGTTTGTAAAACGAATTGTGCACTTTCACCTATGATTAAATTATTAGCATCGTATATACCCATTGTGAAAGAAGCGTTTGGTGTTGCTCCACTTGAAGCCCAAACTTTCCATTCATCAACAAGAGTTAGATTGAAACATGCACCAGAGGTGATGGTGTAGTTATATTCATAGTAGTTAGAACATCCATCGACCATAAATAACCTTGAGTCATCCAATGCGATTTGAGCGGGAGCACAACTATCAAATGAAGATAGGAAGTTTGCAGTATCCCCTGTGTTCTTGAAATAGATAGAATTGCTCGGTGAATATCTTGATACGAATGTAGGACAATTACCAGTCAATGCAGGAGGACATTCAGGAGAAGTATCACCTGAAATACAGAAGTCTTCTTGCTCCGACATATAGATTACATTCGCAAACTCTTCGTTTGATGAAATATATGGTTCGTAGAAACATTCTTGTTCTTGGTCGTTGTTAACAATAACCACAGCTCTACCTGCTTCTAACTTATTATAAGTTAATGCAATATCGGTATTGGTCGGACTCAACTGCTCATAGATAGAGTAGTAGTATTGACCTAGATATGGAAAGTTAACTTGAGGAGGGGTATTTGAAAGATTTGTATTAAAACCTTCAATGAATCTGAATTTATCATATCTAACATTTGAATTGATAACTTCAG